TGGTAGATATGATGACATTAACAAAACACATGAGCAGTTAGAGCTTATTATACAGTGGTACAATGCATGGACAATAGTAGAAAACAATATATCTTTGTTTATCCAGCATATGATTGCAAAGCGTAAACAAAAGTATTTGGTTCCAAAGCAACAGATATTGTTTCTTAAAGATCTTGGATCTAACAGAACTGTATATCAAGAGTATGGTTGGAAAAACACCGGCACGCTATTTAAAAACCACTTAATATCTTATGCTATTGAGTTTCTTAGAGAAGAAATAGATGAAGAGCTGGATGATAACGGTGAAGTTATTAGTATTACACTTGGTATAGATAGAATACCAGACGAAATGTTGCTTACAGAAATGCATTCATACTATCCTGGTTTAAACGTGGATAGGTTAGTAGCATTTTCTGCTTTAATAGCCTTTGCAAAGGTGCAACAATCCAATAGAGGATATGCAAAAAGAAATGAAGGTGAGGACCCTAATAAATTGGAAAACTCAAAAAATTTGTATAAATTAAAATATAGTCCGTTTAAAAATATTGGACGTAAAAAAGGCATTGGAGACGTAAGATATAAACGCTCCGCCTTTAAAAATTTTAGATAATGAGAGTATTTAACGCATTACAAATAAAGAAAGGAGCAAAAGGTGAGGGATACCCAACTTCATCAAGTCTTACACAACCCATACAGTTTTTACCCGCCAAGAAAAAAAATGATGATTGGTCAGCATGGAATATAGACTGGCTTGAGCTGCAGGGTATGGAGTTTCTTAGACGTAATGCAAGAAGACTTCTTAAAAACTATAAACTTGCAAAAGGGATTATTGATAAGCGTGACTACATTATTGAAGAAGATAATGAATACAAAGAGTTTATTGATGTCCTTACAAAAGAAGATGAGTCAGCATTAGAGCTTAAGTTCTATCCTATTATTCCCAATGTTATTAATGTTTTATCAGGAGAGTTTTCTAAAAGATTTTCTAGAGTGCAGTTTAGAGCTGTAGATGATCTGTCATATAATGAGATGCTTGAGCAAAAAAGAGCTATGATTGAGCAAAATCTTCTTGCAGATGCTCAGTCAAAACTTTTAGCAAAAATGCTTGAAATGGGTGCTGATCCTAATAGCGAAGAGTTTCAACAGCAGTTGGCACCTGAAAATTTAAAATCTTTACCAGAAATAGAAGATTTCTTTTCTAAAGATTATAGATCACTCATTGAAGAGTGGGCTACTCATCAGACAAATGTTGATATAGAAAGATTTAAAATGCACGAGCTTGAAGAAAGAGCCTTCAGAGATATGCTTATTACAGATAGAGAGTTTTGGCATTTTAAAATGATGGAAGATGATTATGATGTAGAGTTGTGGAACCCAGTCCTTACATTCTATCAAAAATCACCTGACACAAGATATATATCAGATTCTAACTTTGTTGGTAAATTAGACTTGCTTACAGTTTCAGATGTAATTGACAAGTATGGATACTTGATGAATGAAAAGCAATTACATTCATTAGAAGAAATATATCCTGCAAGATCTGCATTATATCAGGTGACCGGATATCAAAATGATGGCGCTTACTATGATCCCAGTAGATCACATGAATGGAATACACAAATGCCAGGCCTTGCATACAGAAGATTTGTTAGCAATTGGTCAGATGATCCAGCTAGAGGTGGAGATGTTGTATCTGCAATTCTAAATGAAAGTGATGATGTTACACAATGGGGTGAAGGTGAGCTTCTTAGAGTTACAACAACATATTGGAAGACGCAACGTAAGATTGGACATCTAACTAAAATAAAAGAAGATGGTGAAATAATTCAAGAAATTATTGATGAAACATTTAAGGTAACTGAGAAGCCTATATATGATGATACCGTTTTTAAAAACAAATCAAAAGATACACTTCTTTTTGGTGAGCATATAGAATGGATATGGATAAATGAAGTATGGGGTGGTGTTAAAATTGGACCAAATTTACCAGCTTTTTGGAGATCAAATATGGGTAATAATATAAATCCCATTTATTTAGGTATAAACAGAAAAAAACCAGGGCGTATTCCATTTCAGTTTAAAGGTGAACAAACTCTTTATGGTTGTAAACTTCCTGTAGAAGGGAGGGTATTTTCTGATAGAAATACACGATCAAGATCTTTAGTTGATTTGATGAAGCCATATCAGATTGGTTATAATATGGTAAACAATCAAATAGCAGATATCTTAGTAGATGAGTTAGGAACTGTTATTATGTTTGACCAGAATGCATTACCAAGACACTCTATGGGTGAAGATTGGGGTAAAGGTAATTACGCTAAAGCATATGCAGCAATGAAAGATTTTAGCATGCTACCGCTTGATACAACAATTACTAATACAGAGAATGCTACAAACTTTAATCACTATCAGGTGCTTAATATGGAGCAGACTAATAGATTGATGACAAGAATACAGCTAGCAAACTATTTTAAACAACAAGCATTTGAAGCAATAGGTGTAAACCCACAACGTCTAGGTGCTCCCATAGGTCAGCAAACTGCCACAGGTGTAACACAGGCTTTAAATCAATCATATGCACAAACAGAGATTTACTTTACTCAGCATTCAGATAATCTAATGCCTAGAGTGCATAAGATGCGTACAGACCTATCACAGTTTTATCATAGTACAAATCCAAGTGTTAGACTTTCATATATAAGTTCTGAAGCAGAAAAGGTAAATTTTGTAATTAATGGTACAGATCTTTTACTAAGAGACTTTAATGTTTTTGCTACCACAAAGACAAACCATAGACAAATACTTGATCAGTTAAAACAACTTGCTATAACTAATAATACATCAGGAGCTTCTATATATGATTTAGGAAATATAATTAAAGCTGAGTCTATTGCTGAAGTTACAGATATACTTAAAGATGCAGAACAAAAACAAATGATGATGCGTCAGCAAGAAATGCAACAGCAGCAACAAATGCAACAACAACAACTTCAAGCTAAAGCACAAGAAGATCAGATGAAGTTGCAATTTGAAGCTCAAGAAAATGAAAAAGAAAGACAGAAAGATATTACTGTTGCAGAAATTAGAGCTGCTGGATATGGTGCTCAACAAGATATAAATGAGAATTTACAGTCTGATTATATTGACGCTCTTGAAAATATAAGAGAGACTACTAAGTATCGTGAACAGATGAACTTTAAAAGAGAACAAGCAGCAAATGTAAATAGTTATAATAGACAGAAGCTTGAAATTGAAAAGGAAAGATTTCAGACACAAAAAGAAGTGGCTAACAAGCAATTAGAAATTGCTAGAGAAAATAAGAACAAATATGACGTTCAATCAAAAAAAGATAAAGAAGACTAACTCTTCTTTATTTTTGTTTTAGTGTTAGCTATATACTGCAAAAATTTGAAAATATAAATCAAATATATAAAGTTTAGAATTAAGAAACTTTATATATTATATCTGTATTCATTATTAAAAACCAACATATTATGAGCAATGAAACAAGTAACGTGGAAACTAACGTAGAAACATTAGACATTAACATTGATGAAATCTTTGATGGGGCACCATCAGCAGAAGGTATTACTGTTCCTGAGCAGAAAAATAATATCTTTCAACAGCCAGATCAAACAGCAGATTTTTCGTTTACAGAGCCTACTAAAGCAACTACGGAAGAAACAACAGCAGAAACTGAAGAAACAACTCAAACAGCAGAAGAAACATTAGAAAAAGCAGAAGAAGTATTTCAATCATTAGATGATGAAATAGATCCGGATGTAGAAACTGTTGAACAACCTAAAAGAGGTAGAAAAAGAATCAATGGTATTTCAGATGTATTTAACAAGTTGATTGAAAAAGATAAAATTATTCCATTTGATGATGATAAGTCGTTAGAAGATTATTCTGTTAAAGATTGGGAAGAACTTATTGAAGCTAACTTAGAAGAAAGGGCTAATCAAGTAAGAAGAGAAACACCAAAACAGTTTTTTGAAAGCTTACCTAATGAGTTGCAGATAGCTGCTCGTTATGTTGCTGAAGGAGGAACAGATATGAAAGGTTTGTTCCAAACACTCGCAGCTGTTGAAGAAGTGCGTGAGCTTGATGTTACAAAAGAAAGAGATCAGGAGATGATTATTAAAGATTATCTTTCTGCTACTGGCTATGGTACTACAGATGAAATAGAAGAAGAGATAGAACTTTGGAAAGACTTAGGAAAGCTTGAACAGCAAGCTGCTAAGTTTAAGCCAAAGTTAGATAAGATGCAAGAGCAAGTTGTAGCTCAAAAATTGCAAGAGCAAGAAATGAAGCGTAAACAACAAGAGCAAGCATCGCAACAATATATGTCTAATGTGTATGAAACACTTAAGAACGGAAGGTTAGGTGATATTAAGGTTGATAAAAAGACACAGGCTATGTTATACAATGGTTTAGTACAACCAAACTTTCCATCAGTGAGTGGTAGAAACACAAACTTACTAGGGCATCTCCTAGAAAAGTATCAGTTTGTAGAACCTAACTACACACTTATTTCTGAAGCATTATGGTTGCTTTCTGATCCACAAGGGTACAAAGCAAAAATTATGGAGAAAGGCGCTCAGAAAAGTATTGAGAGTACGGTAAGAAAACTTAAGACTGAACAAGCTAGTAGAAAAACATCTTCATTAGGTGTAGATCAGCAGGAGAAAACAAACTCCAGACCAGCTAAAAGGAAGATTACTAGAAAGAACAACATATTTAGAAGAATGTAAACAATTATTATAAATTTTTTAATTAATCAATTATGGCAACTCCAGTTTTGAACAATGGGATTTTCCTTAGAGACACAAACTACAAAGCTAGTTCGCATGTTGATTCATATCACTTAACTCAGATGCTAGGTTCAGCAGAACCTATGGATATGGGTCCAGTTGATTTATGGGCAATGACACAGAAAGTTGAAATGCCTCTTTATCAAATGGCTTCTTTTGGTGGTAAGAATACAATTCTTGTGGATAACGCTAGAGGTGAGTATAAATGGCAAACCCCTATCGCCCAGGATCTACCTTTTATTGTTACTGACATTGAGACAGGAAACACTACTAAAGGTATTGATGGGACAACATTTAGTATTAAATTATCTAAAAGAGCTTTTGGTCATGGTGATATTATCACATATGACAAGTACAATGGTGTAGAGCTTTACATTACAGCAGAAGATATTCTTCCTGCAGGTGATGGATTTATCTATACATGTCAGCTTGTTAACAATGACAGCACAGCATTTTTAGACAATCAGTTTTTAGCAGCAGGAACTAAGTTCTTCCGTAAAGGTTCTGCTAGAGGCGAGTATGGTGAAAGATTCTCTGATATGGAGACTGGATCTGGCTTCCGTGAATTCTACAATTTTGTAGGTGGTGCAGAAGCTCACGTACACTATTCTATTTCAAGCCGTGCTGATCTTATGATCAAAGGTGGTATGAATGCAGATGGTACAGTTCCTGTTACTGAGATTTGGAGAAACTTTAACCAAGATCAGTATAACCCTTCAGTTTCTTCTATTGAAGAACTAGTAGCAAGCATGGGTAAAGCAGGAGCTAAACAAGCATTTGATGATGGTTCTTTATCAAGAACATTTATCACTAACTTAGAAGCAGCTCACCTATCAAAAATTGCAACAGACATTGAGACTTACTTAATGTGGGGTAAAGGTGGTAGAATCAGACAAGACGGTCCAGATGACATTAGATTATCTGTTGGTCTTTGGTCACAGTTAGATAACTCATTCAAAAGAGTTTACAACAAAGCTTCATTTACACTTGATATGTTCAAGTCAGAGCTTTATAACTTCTACCAAGGTAAAGTTGAATTTAAAGGGCCAGACCCACAGCGTCAGCTTATTGTACAAACTGGTATCGGTGGTATGCAGTTGATCAACAAAGCTATTGCTGATGAGGTATATGGTTCAGGTCTAGTTCAGAATGCAACTGACGTAGGAGCAGTTACAGGTTCAGGTATGGATTTGGATTTTGGTTTTGCTTACACAAGCTTTACTATTCCATTCCTTGCAAACGTTAAATTTGTATTGAACCCTGCATTTGATAACTTGCACACAAATGACATTGAGAATCCATTGATTGATGGTCGTCCTCTAAGTTCATTTAGCTTTATCATTTTTGATGTTACTGATCAAGGAAATGACAACATCTACTTGTTGAAACTTGCTTGGGATAATCAACTTAAATGGTTCTATCAAAACGGTACTATGGATTACATGGGTAGAACTCAAGGTTTTGCATCTACAGGTAACTTCAATGGATACAGAGTATATATGACTCAAACTATGCCGGCTGTATGGGTTAAAGACCCTACCAAGGTATTAAAGATTGTAATGAGAAACCCAGTTACGGGAGGATCATTCTAATTAAATCCTAAATAGGGGAGGATTAATTTCCTCCCCATTTTTTAATTTTGTAAAAAACATAATCATGGCTATTTATAAAAAAGCTCCGTTTAACAAAGTTACACAACTAACTAACTCTGCTGTTTCAAAACTTGTAGCTTCTAAAGGTGCAGGTGAAGAACTTCAACAATTTGCTAACAATGCAGCTGCTTTAGCGGGCGGTCTTGTAGCAGGAGATTTATATGTTTCTGATGGAACAGCAGCAAATCCATTAGATGTTGCAGGTATATTGCTTGTAGTAGTATAATTATTAAATAAAAACCAACAAAAATTATGAGTGTTTATTCAATTGTAGAAAAGTATCAGCAAGGTAAAAATAGAACCATTGCTATTAGACCTTTTGTTAATTATAACAAAGAAAACATGGGATTACAAAACTATGGTATGGCATTACATGAAGGTGTATGGCATCATGAGTCTTTAGCATGTCTTGAGCTTAATGGAATTAAAAGATATGTAACAGGACTTAATGAGTTTGCACCAGACGTTAAAATGCTTAAGCCTGGTGAAAGAGAACTCAAAATAAAAGAGATTAGAAAGGTTGTTTGTCAACTAGAGCAAGAGCTTGCTGCTAATGTTATTGATCCTGAAGACAAAGATTTTTGGAATAAGGTATCATTATTAAAACCTGATAATCATGAGTTTTGGTCTCGTATTGAAATTAAATGTAGCAATGATCCATTATATTTAGAT